TAATCTCTTCCAACAAGGGATGTATCGATAAAACGAAATCATCTCCATAGACTAAAATTTCCATCATCGCCATTAACTGGTTGATGGAGTAATTGTATCCTGCTTTGTCTGTTAAGTCTTTCACACACATTATCAAATACTGAATATTGACACATGAGTTCAAGGGTGCTGTGACGGGGATCCCTGATGGTATTCCTTGAGCTTTCCGGTATAATAAATTCCGGCATACGACATAAGTATGGATGAATAGATAAACTAATCCCATTCTTACTTTACGCCCAACTGGATCTGGTCTCCCTGATTTTTTTGTCGTATATATCTGAAATGGCGTCCGCAGCATTAAGCATGCATTCACCATCTGCCTGGCTGTCGAAAGATTTGAAATCTGCAGCTATGCACTTTCCTCCCCATTTGTTCATACTGTCATACAATACAGTCCATTGTGGACCATAAGCATCAACTCCAATAGCTAACGGGATTCGGGTACAAGCCGAGACTGAAGCTGCCAAGAAAGCTCCAAAATAGCGTCGGGTCAAGATTGTAATACTCATTGCCAATGTCATAAATAGCCTCACTTTTGCAATAGCTACCTTAGTCAAAGGTAAAGTCTCGTCCTTCATAGATGACGACGCCGGTGAAAAGACTTCACGTCCTTCCTTCAAATCATTTTCAATTCGTTCGAGATCGTGCAATAGGTATTTTCCTCGATTAGTCACTTGGCCAACTCCAGTTGGCTTATGTTCCTCATCTCTGATTTCCCATTTTTGCTCGCTCTCAGGCAATTCCTTGCCTTGTTTGTCTTTGAAAACAGTCCTTCTCACGAAAGCATGCTTTCCTTTGTGATCGTCCGATAATTTCTGATATTCAGTGCCGGGTGAAGAGTGCATATTCATAGCTTGCAAACTTCCTCCATCTCCATTTAGTCCTTTATCTAAATCCATAATCGACCATTCGTGATATTCCATAGGCATTAACGATAGAGTTAAACCTTCCTTAGCAAACTGCAATAAGCGCTTAGGGAAGGGATTTGTCTCTTTCGTATACTTTGATTCAGCTAACTCTTGTGGCTGAATACCTAACTTTCTCACTTCCGGATCGATATTTGGGTTTCGTAAACTCAGTGGTGAGGGTGCGTGCACATTCTTTAGAACCTTATCGTGCAAAATCGTCTTCCTAAAGCTGGTTTCATAACGTGGAACGACTTCCAGTCTATTACTCACTATTGCATAGTTTTTGTATCCTGGGCAGCCAATCCTCGCCTGTTGCTTTACTTCGGTCAAATTCGTTTCCAAAAACAGGTCTTTGTGTGTATGGGCTATGTCACCAAAATCGCAAGCTTGAATAACTCCAGTTGATACTGGATCTTCCATTACCTCAATATCTTTTTGAGAAATCGGGTAGAAGACGGAGTTGTTCTCACCATTAATTCCTGCAACATGTAACCCGACAATAGGTTTGTCCAAACCGGTTGTTGTATCAACTAATAGCCGGCCGCACAATCCCTCGCCTCCAATTATTGATGATGTGTATCCTGCAACTAAATATGAATTTTGTGCGTAGCTAACTCTAATTTTCTTCATAACTGAGGTTCCATAGTGAAAACTAATTGTTCTCTCTTGGTCCCAAAGTCCGATGCTAACTGTCGCGCAATCAAATCCATTAATTTTCTGTCCTAGATCTTCTTCAGGTGCGATCCAATTCATCAATGATTTGTGAGCGTGTAATTTGCCGAGTGTCATCCTAACCCATGCAAAATCCTTTGTTGGATGTCGCCTAAAAGAGCTATATTTCAAACTTTCTTTATGGCTTATTGTGTCTTTAGTCAAAGTCACCTCAATTTCAGAGTCGGCCTCCATGCCTTCCCATGCTGCTAACGAATGTTTCGCAAAAATCAAGTCTGTTCCTTTAACCACTACCGCATTAGCCATGAATGTTCGTCCTTCAGCCTTTAGTGTCATCCAATACGTGTTGTTCTTAATAGTTCCATAAAGCATAGCGCACGTGTTCTTATTCGCGCAACCTTCTGCCAATGAAATCAATGGTCTTTGTATAGAAGTTTTAGTGTCATATTGTAGGCCTTCTGGATGATAGATATGCTGTTGTTTAATAGCTGTTCTATTATCGTAGTTCAAAGCTTCCGCCTGAGTCTCCTCTGGCTTCGCTATAGCCCACTTTATAAGTTTATAACCTCCAATAACTGCTAGTACTGTGACTAATAATTGTAAACATACTCCGATCCAATCTAGTAACTTTTCAGGGAGTGAAGTTTCATCTAAGAAAAAGGAATCATCATGCTTGGCTCGCAATTTAAGCAAATTAGCTTTATAATTACCAAACCAGCTTCGTTCTTCTTT